ATCGTCTCCATCAATATCTCCGTCTCCGTCAAGATCTTTACCCTTCTTTTCTTCAAGATTCTCAACCATAAGTTGAGTCTCTAAATAACTAAGTACATCTTTTTTAGCAAACTCTATCATACCAGGCTCTGTCATTGGTCCCATTTTCCACTCTTCCCAGGCTTTAATTAACATATTAACACCTTTATCAAACATAGGTCCCATGCTCTCTACATATCCTCCAGTTTCGTAGTCATTTTCTGTTACTACTTTTCCACCTTTAGTCTTCTTTCTTCTACCTTCTGCTATTTTACCGTATGTTTTAGATCTCCTACCTTCATTTGCACCATGCATAATATCAACACCTAAGTTATAATGCTCTCCTAAAGCATACATTACCTCTTCTGCTTCTTCTGCTTCTGTAGTATCGTTATTTTCTGCTCTATCTTGAATAAGAGAGATAAACTCCTGTAAGCTACCTACTCTTTCATTTACTACTACTTCTGCTTCTTCTAATTGTTTTCTACTTGGATCTGCTCCTTCGTTAAAACTAACTAAAGTTTTCTTAATAGCTTTTTTAAAGTTTCTTAAGTGATCTAATGCTTCTACTTTATCTTTTTCTTTTATAGAATCAATAGCGTATGATAAATGACTTCCTTCTGAGTGGTAATTAACATCTTCAAATGAATCAAATAATGATTGAAGTGTTTCAATAGGCGTATTAAGTCTAATTTTTAGTCCAAACTCTAACATACCTTCGTAATCAAACTCTTTTGAGAACATATCTCCAGGTTTAAAGTTCTTTACTACTTTATCTTCCTGTCCATATTTCTCTATATCTTTCATCTGTTGATCAGACATTGCTTCTTCTACTTCTACTTCTTCGTCGTAACTATCTCTATTGATAGTTTCATACTCATTATAGTTAAACCAAATATCTTCAATATTATCTGTATCTATTTCCCCTGAAAATATATCGTCTTTATGTGTTCTAATAAAATCTAATGCTTGATCTGTATTAATCTTATACCCTTTATCGTCACCTGTAATTGTTAGTGCATCAATGACTTTTCTCATAGCCATTTTTCTGTCGTGGTTTACTGTTCTTTTCCCATCTATACCTGGTTCAGTAGGTATTGGTTCTGCTTCTGAGATTTTCTCTTCTAAGTATGCGTTTGTAATATCTTTATAGTCAACTTCTTCTTCTTGTCCATCTTGATCAACTGCAAATACTGTATCGTCATGCCACATAGCAGCATTATCATCATTATTAGAGTTTGGATTGTATATGATTAACTCTCTTCCATCCCTTAATTGAATAAAGGCATCATCTGCATTTCCTAAAGCTTTTAAAAGAGTATCTTTAGTATAATTCTCTTTTAAGTCTGCTTTTTTAGTTCCGTTGAACGTATCTACCTCTTTGCCTTTTTTAAACTCTACTGGTTTATCATGTTTATCAACTTTAGAAGATTCTCCTGCTAATAAATTAAGGTAGTGTAAACTATCTTTCTTCAAATTAACTAAAGCTTTATCCTTAGCCTTTGCTAAGTCTTCTTCAGATACTTTGTCTTGAGACATAAGTCCCATTGCTTCAAGTTCAAAATCCGTACCTCTACGAATTGCCTCGTCGGATAGGTTGTAAACTTTTTCATCTGCTTTTTTAGCATCAGAAATCATTCCCTTACTTTTAAGAATTGATACAGTATCTTCAAATCCGTTGAATTGAGATATTAAATTTGGCAATGCCATGCGAGCGTCTCTAACGAATTGTGTTTTGTTAAACGTTTCGTTTACTACTCCTCTATACTTTTCTGTTAACGTTTTCATCTAAATATTCAAACATTTTAGTGTTATGTGGTCTTTTATTTTTTAACTATCTTATAACCTAGTCTTTCAGCTTGTTTAGTAGCTCGGTTTTTCTTATTCCCTTTACTAAAAGCAAAAGGAGTCTGGTACCCTGCTACACCTGCTGTTGAACTTAGTTCTTCGATTACCTCTCTTACAGCTTTTAATACTACACTTCGTTTCATAGTTTACGCATTTCGTTAACTAAGTCGTAATATTGCATTAAATTTATAAGGTGGTTATCGCTAATTTTTTCAGTCTTCTTTAAAGTCTTAATACTCTTAAGTACTTCTTGTAGTTTAATCTGTACTACTTCATCTTTTATCTTAGATGCTAATTCATTTACTTCAGCTCTAATTTTTTCTACTTCTTCATTAACTAAAGTTCTTAACCTTGTTTTTGAATTTACTGATGTAATAAATTCTTTAAGTATATTTTTCTGTTCCGGTAAAAGAGTTTTATAGTTATTGTTGAACTTTTCAAGAAGTATTTTATATGTTAATAATCTTAAATCTTTATCGTATTTTGAGTACTCCTCTATTAACGTATCTTTTACAGTATCTTTATCTACTTGGGAAGAAGTTAAATGCTCTAAGATTGTAAATTTATTATTTACTAAGAAATCTGGATTAACTAATGTATCGTTATTTTGTGCTTCTAATAGGCAGTATAATGCTGCTAGAGGTTTGTAATCTCTAACTGATATAGCAAAGAAATCTTCTATGTTGTAGTTTTCTTTAATTTCCGAGATTAGTTTATATTTTGATTCTCTTAAAGTTTTTTGGTTAAGTTTCCTTGAAATCTCTGTTATAGAGGAAATCACAGTTTCAGCTTTTGCTTCACTTAAGTTATTATTCTTTAAGATATATTCGTATAATTTTAACTCTTTTGCTATTACGGTATTTCCGCCAAAGTACTTCTTTAATATACCTACAGCTGCAGATTCGTTCTTTGAGAGCGTATCAGCTGCTATTTGTTTAACTAACAATTCGTAAATTAAACCAGTATTCTTAAACTTTGAATGTTTTATCTTCATAATATACGGTTACTATATATAAATATGGGTTAGTCCTCTAAATCTTTAAGTTGATTTTCATCTAATAGCTTAGAAGGGGTTTCTTTTGTGGATTCAAATATCATTTCCTTACTGTTTTCGAATGAATCTTTAATTTGATGATATATAGTTTGTGCTTTATTTGTATTTAATTCTGCAACATTTTCATTATCTGATTCGAAACCTCCATGCATTCCATGTACTCCTAATCTATCTCTTCCGCCCATAGGGTCTGCATTAGTTCCGTAAATTGATGCTTTTTCTTTCGGTCTTCCACCTTCAGGTCCTATTTCGTTATAACCTGGTGGTACTGATCCAGGTCCTCCGCCTTTTTCTGTTGATGTTGCTCTTCTACCGTACATAGAAGCTAAATCATGTGGTGTACCGTAAGATCTTCCTGATTTAGCAGGATCATTTCCTTCTGCTTCTACTTGTGCTATTCTAAATGCTCGTTTAGCATCCTCTCTTACAAGCTCTCTCATTTCATTATATTGATCCTCAGATAAATTAAATATGTGGTCATATATGTAATCAGTAGAGAACATTTTAGAGTCTTTCATTTGATTAGCTAAATCAATCTTCTCTTTAAGAAGTGCTACTTTTTCTTGTTCGTATACTACTGATGGGTTCGTTAACTTGATTTCAAAGTTTGTTAAGCTTTCTCCTGTAAATCCTTGAGTATATAAATGTACTAAGGCAATTTTTGTTAATTCAGATTCTACTATCTTTTGTATTCTTTCAACTGTTCTAGCAAATCTTATATCTTCTGCTGCTAAAGTAGCTTTACCACTTAAATCTCCTTCATATCCAAAATATGCTTTAGGTATCTTTAAAGCAGCAAACATTTTAGCCTGTAAGTACTGTATATCATTAGTACCATCGTAGTCTAATCCTTTAGTGGTTTCTATTCTAGTAGAAGCATCTCCTCCTCTTACCGGTACGTAGAAATCCTCCATCATGTTCTGCATGTTAAACTTCAAGTTATATTGTCCTGTTTTAGGATCAACATAAGGAGTTTTTTTCATTCCATTAACAGTCTTTTGCATAAACTGATCAACTTCTGCTGGAGGTATAGAACCAACATTAACAAAGAAAGTACGTTTTTCTGGAGCTCTCATTATACGGTGAATTAACATCGCATCTTCCATTAACGTAAGTTGTTTAAATATTTTTCTAGCTGGTTCAATAAAAGATCTACCGTAAGGTAAGTAAGCATGATCTGATATTAATCTAAAGTGTGCTACTTCGTAATTATCTAAGACTACAG